GGTTGGAAACTACGTTTACAGACATAAATGCCTGTGGTGAGCGATATACAGTAAATGCCTCTGGTGCAAGAATAACTGCTGAATCATCATCAAATGTAGTAGCTGAGAAGTTCTTGTCTACGTATAGATCAAGTCCGAGCACGTTACCACGGATAGATGTTGGATTAACTTGTCCGCCTGCGTTCATAGGTTGTAGCGCATTAAATACTGGGCGCTTTGTTGTATCTTGTGCACCAATTAGCGCACCCCATTGTGCTGGGTTAGCGATGTAATTTTGTGCAAAGTAACCTGTGTTTGAGTAAATAGTACGTGCGCCTTCTGTCGTGAATGCAACGATACCATCTAGATCAGCAGATGTATTTGTACCATTCATACCAGCTGCAAGTAATGCAGTTAATACTGTTGTATCAATTGTCTTTAAATATGCATACTCGAGTTGCTTTGTAAGTTCTGCATAAAAGTTAGGATCTGATCTCTCAAGCAGTTCCACACTCAGTGTATTCATACCTGAGTACTTGGATACTGTGCCTGTTAAATAAGCGGTTTCCATGCCAGTATTTTGTACTGCGCCAGCTTCTGCTTCGACAGTTACAACTGGTGCAACGCCAGTTCCACCACCACTTGAGGTAACAAGTGAAGGCACGTTTATTGTCATGCCCGAGGCAGGAAGTGTGCCCTGTGAACACGCATCGATTGCTGGTGTGCCAAAGCGTGTATTAGTTACAAACTCGCTTAGATACTGTGTTGGGTTAAATGCTGGGTTAGTTGAAAATGAGTCATCGGCTGCAGCAATATACAGTTTAGAATCATCGTTACCTAATGCAGCTTTAATTTTGTGCTCTGTATATGATCCCATTGAATTAATTGGTGAACGTACAGAAGTTTGAATAAGTGGTGCTGTAATTACTGGGCGTGCAGCTTCTACTGTAGGAGTAGCAGCCTCTGCCTTTGCTTCTTGTGGCGCTGTTGCTAAATCTTCCACAGGAGCCTCGCTTTCTTCTAGTTGATTGGTGTTTTCTGCTTCGTTTTCACTAGCAGCAACTTTAGTTACTTGTGCAGCGCTAAACGCTGGACTTTCGACAAGGCTGACCTCTTTAAGGGTGGCACTTGTTACATATAAATACTCTTTTTTCTGCACAGACTTGTTTACGTCCACTCCAACGGACAATCCATCAATTAACTGCTCACCTGCAAGTATTAATGCGTCTTGTCCTTGCATACTGGCGCTAATTTTGAAGCTAGCGTAAATGCCGTCTTCTTCTTCGTTAAATTTTTGCATTCTGCCGATCGGGCGTTCTGGGCTGTGCTGCATAAGCATTTTAACTTTGCCTGGGTCGCCGATCTCGATAGAATTTTTAGCAAATACCACTTTTCCAACCGAGGTATTGCCTACCTCTTCAAAGGGGACAATTTTGCCAGCGATTACTCTACGCTCGCCGTCTGCGCTTTCTATATGGCTACTGAACGTAAGTAACATCAGTGTCCTCATTTCCATTCGGGGTCATATTTTCCATTTCTTTAGCTTGTTCAACATCAATTAAACCTAGACTTAACATTTTCTCTATTGCCTCTAAACGCTTCAGGGTGTCTGCTCTTAAAAACGACTCCTCGATAGCGAATTTAACAACGTGGCCTCTTGGCGTAATATCATCCATGCTGAGCCTGTCCTCAATGGCACAAATGAATGGTTGTAATGAGTAAGCAACAAATTCTTTACGGCCATCAATGATGTTTTGATAAGTCATACTATTATTCATATCTGCTGAAATATAATAAGCGGGTACGTTCATCGCCCTGGCCACTTGAGTTGCTAAGTACTGCTGCGCCTCGTTGTACATCATTTCTTTAGGGCTAAATCCTGTGGTTTCGTAAGATAATGTGCTAGTTAAATAGGCCGTTGACCTGTTTTGTCTGCTTTGCTTCCATTGCGCTAGCAATCCCGATACTTGTTGCTCTGGTAAATCCGCACCTGTGTTTTTAATGTAACCACTTGGCATAGGAGTTGCCGCAGATACAGCTGCTGCTTTTTCTATATCTAATGCGGACTGTATTGTGCGGGCAGCGGTTTGTAATACGCCTTGAGTTAGGCCCTGGAACGTAATAAGAGAGCCAATACCAGTCATAGGGGCATCAACGCCATCTACATAATATTTTTCAACCTCTGTGCCAAATCTATTTGAAGTAAATGTAACTCGATTATTAGCGACCCACTCAAATCGTGATGGTCTTAAATCATCGGCATATAATTCTGTAACTCGCCAGTAAGCTACTCCGTAAAACAGCAGGCTATCGACAGTCCAGCTGATAGTGACGGATCGTGGTTGCCGATAGTCTGGCTGCTCTAACCAGAGAGGACTTGCCAACCTCCCACCAGTTGACTTTTTGTAAAGTTCAAGTGGCAGATAAGAAACTACACCAGCTATAAGGTTTCTGCAACGGCTAACTGCGGGCACTTGCATTGCAAAATTGCGATCGAGGCCGCCAGGGAAATTACCGACACCAGTTGTAAATGAACCATAGCCATAAGCCGTGTCCATAATTGCTGGGGCGTATTGCGCTTGAACGGATTCTTTATTTTTAGTTATGCGTAAAGCGGACAATAGACCCATATACACATAATATACCTAAAACGAACAATTAGTGCAAATTAAACAATGATTTGTGCGGTTCTTTGTGGCTTAGTTAATTCTGTCGCCACCATTGCCAAACTAATAGCGGCTGTGACATCGCCAGCGCTTTTTCTACGTATTATCCTCCAGCCAGCGTCGTTTGTTTTAGCTGCGCAATTATTTAAATGTTGCACTAGATCCGCCTGGCCAGAATGCACCAGTCGCCCGTTAGCCATTGCGTCAGATAGGTCAGAACACGCCTGGTAAAACGCCTGACCCGATATGTCCTGCATTCTCCAACCGCTTTGCTCTAGTTTGGTCGCTAAACTTTGTGTTGCGTATTTGTCATAGCAGATTAATGTCGGGTGATACTTGCGTGCCCATTCATTTATATCGCTAGCCATCTTGGTTTCATCAACAGCTACTTCACTGCTCCATAATTGGGCTAAGCCAACCGCTATCTTGCCGTCTTTCATCTGGCCCATTACCAAAGCGCCTGATCTTCGTGTTGGCGCAATGTCAAATGCCATAATGGTCGCTGGGCCTACAGGTATTTCTAGATTGCTATCACTGCAAGCCTCGATTGATCCATAAACCCAGGGACTCACAGCGCTATCAACCCATTGGCAAAGCATCTCGGTGCGAGTAGCTTCAATGCTGTTAGTATTGACCGACTCTTCTAGTGTTTGCTCGGTTATTAAATGTCCCAGGGCTGGATTTGCCATAGTCCAGGCTTTACGGTCGTGTATCTTGCAATGTTGTGGTGCGCTGTACTCATAATAACCTAAATTAGCTGGTGGGTAGGACATACACCGTTCTTTGAGGTCATTTAGCACAGTACTAAAACCATCGCCTGCGTTACTTGTCATTAAAGTCATAGCATTGGGCCTAGCTCGTGTAACAGGTAGCGCTGCCGTAAAGGCTTCCTCAGACCATTCTCGCAACTCGTCAAGATACAAGAAATCTGCGGTCTTACCACGTGGCGCATCTCTAGTAGCTGCTGCAATTTCATACCTAGCGCCATTTAATAGCGCAATAGACTCTTGGCCGTTAGCCAATCGGATCTGGCGTACTTGTTTAGATAAGAAATCGTTATCTTCTATCGTATAAGCCACTTGCCTAAAGGTATCTAGCGCCATATTTCTATTAGAGGACATACCAAGTACATTTTTAGAGCCCCATAAGAATAGATGGCTTAATATGAGCATACGAGCTAGGTGAGTCTTTCCATTCTGTCTTGCGACCAAAACGAGGGCCGACTTCTTTAAAAACGCTCCACTTGCATCTACCGATAGCAAATCATCTAGCACCCAGCGTTGCCAGGGGATAAGCGGCAGGTTTATTTTCTCAGCCAGATCCGCAACCTCCTGTGCCTTGCTTGCGGTCTTTAATAAGGGCGTGTGGATTCTTGGCTGCGTACTACCTATCAACCCTAGCCCCCTTTTAATAGGTATTACTTCTGCATCGTTATTCATCGCTTTGTAGCCCTTCTGGTCGTATGAATGGTGATTCTGGCACTGAACTTACCGTACTAGGGAGAGATGGGCCTTGAAAGACAGGGGGGGTCGCCCTGGGGCTAAAAAAACGGTCGCCTTTGGCTAGATTACACGCACGGCAGATAGCCGCACAGTTGAGTGGATCAAACATATCACCGCCCTTAGCTCGTGGCCATATATGGTCTACCTCATTGGCCTCACCCCCACAGGCGTAGCAAATCCTGCCATCACGGTCTAACACCATTAAACGTAGCTTCTTCCACTGGGTGCTACCCATAGCACGCTGGTGTCTGGCTTTCTTATTTAATGCCATCGCTTTAACTTCCAATGATTATAAGCACCGCAAGCATTAGGCACACCCTCTACTACACCGTAACGGTTAGCAATGTATTTAAGACCCCAACGTATTTGCTGATAAGGCGTAGCTGTTTGTAAGTACTTAGACCTGCCTTGAGGTATGCCGTAATGACTACCGTTCTTGGCTGTTGGTGACCATCTAGACTCGTGATGGTATAAAGCATTTAAGCAATCAAACTGCTCTATATTGTAATTAAGTTCTATATATGCATACTGCTTATAATAAGAAGCGGAATCTGCTCTTTCAAGGCTTAATATTTGTGCTACAAATACAGCGCACCCAACTAGCGTGCACCTTGCGAGCCATCCCCTACGGGGCTCGCCTTTTCGCCTTGAGGGCGAATGCGAACTAGAGCGTACCATTACGATGCAAGCCCTTCAGCATAACCGCAGGTCACACGGCGTGGCGTCATATTGAAGTCCATCCTACGTAAGCAGCATCGGGATTAGCTGCTAGCCATTCTTGGCGCATTTCATTCTGCCGCTTCCAATCTTCAGCTGTTGCAATAGGCATTATCTAATCCTATGCAAGTTGAACCTTTTAATAGCAGCTACAGCAGCCTCGCCAATACCATACAAAGCGGTGTTGAAGGTTATTGTTTTGCGACTACCATCGGCCCGATCAAACTTGTGATTATAGGCAATAGGCATAATAGCCTCGGCGTGATTCCATAAGTTAAACCACCATCTACCGTTGGTAAAAGGCACAAGGGCCACACCGTTGGAATGAGCTAAGAACCTATCTACCCAGGGCGTTGGCTTTGAATATGGCGGGTTCATCCAAACTAGTCCAAACCAATCTTGAGCTAGGCCATCATCTTCAATCGTATATTTAGTTTTAGCTGGTACTACACCACCAACTATGGGTGAGCACGGGTCTAAATCAAACTCTAGGCCCAGGCCATCAAATATCCACTGCGAGGTGTAATAGTCGTCTCCACCTGAATTGCGTCTACCTGTAGGCATTATTTCTCCTTGACTAGTACGCAAGTGTGGCAGACCACGGTTATAAACTTCCAACTACCACACTTAACGCATCGGATTATGTCCGAGTCAGGAATAGTAACCGCCTCGGCGATATTTTTAACTCCGACACACCCACAGTCCATACATTGGTAGGCTTTAAAACCTTCGGGTGTGCCAAAGTTTTCAAGCCAAAGAAACTCGGTGTCACGTTTACACCCGTTACACTTGAACCGAGCGTGTTTCATGGTAATCTACCTATTGCCTGCAATGGCATTGAGTACATACCAAATAAACTCCGTCTTGTATTAGCCGATCATCATTACAGCTAACACAACGGTCTACCGATGGTGTCAGGGTTCGCTTGTCGTTTTCCAGTCGCAACGTGAATCCTGATCCATTTATGATTTCAACGTATCCCATTATTCGCCTCCTTTCCCATCTTCTACATCTTGTGGAAAGTACCAAGCGCCAGTCGGGTCTTGCTTTGCCCAGACTGCGTGTTCTTTGTTGCCACCTGCGCACACGTAACCGTAATAAGGCTTATTGGTAGTTTTAGTTAAACCTGTGCGGAGCGTATGGCCCTGATCGCAGCATACTTGCGGAGGATTAGGCTTACTGGGCGGTTTAAACTCATCTACGGCCCACTGCACTGGGTTTTCTAGCTTGTTATCTACCGTAAACGATTGACGCAAAACCTCTTCAACCGCCCTAGCCCGACTGCCAGGCGGTGAGTAGTTTACGACCTTTGTCATTTCTTCCCGACTAGCCCTTTTGCCCTTAGCTGCATAACCTGCATTCGCAAGCGCTCTGCCGATCGCTGAAGTCTCAGCATTCTCCAGTGCAGAAGTTGAATTGACACCCCGATCACTAATGCTTTCACTAGCAAGGCCAGTCGCCCACGCTTGGGGGTCGG